TGTTCTTGGCATGGTTACCTTGCTCAGGGTCCAGATCGATGAGCCGTTCGCCATCTTTGATGTAGATCCGTCCAACCAGGTCAAACATTGATGTGAAGGCGTTGAACGTCTTCTCGTTCATATCCGCAGAGAACCTTCCCTGCATCTTGTCTGGCCCGTTGTCAATCTGGTGTGCTGTAGCATAGACAGTCAGCCCACAGTCACGTAGATAGGTCCCTAATTGGCGGAACCATAGCTGCAACTTCTGGTAGTTCTGCCGGTTATCCTTTGATGCTCCGTCAATGTTCTCCAGCACCATGTTTTGCAGTGCCGTCACGTTGTCTAAGCAGATTGCCTGATAGCGTCCGGAGCCAATCGCCCGGCTAAGCAGGTCGCCTAATTCTTGTTGCATGACTGGCATGTCGCGTTCTTCTAGTTTGAAGACATCAATCGACTCATCACCAATCAGCACGTTGGTTGACAGGTCGAAACTGAATAGCAGCTTCTTACCTTCAAAGTCCTTAAAAAGACTAGTCTTGCCTGTTCCGCCATCACCGTAGATGAAGTACATATGCGGCGTTGGCGGAATCTTTCCGCTTTCGTAGAATTTCATCGCTAATCATCTTCCTTTGTCTTGATAATGACTTTGATTTCATCATGAGCGGTGACTGGGACAATCTCACCATCTTCATTGACGCAACGGCCATCGTCCAT